GTGGTGAAGGCCAACGCTCAGCCCAGCGACGAGGTCACCGTCGTCATCAACGGGCAGGCCTATGGCGGTTGGCATGACGTCAGGATCACGCGCGGAATCGAGCGCCTGCCCAGCGACTTCGAGTTGCGGCTCACCGACTTCTATGCGGCCGACGCCGACGTGCTGCAGATCACGCCTGGTGACACCTGCCAGGTGCGCATCGGCGGCACGCCGGTCGTCACGGGCTACGTCGACATCGTCACGCCCTCGATCGACGCCCGAACGCACGAGATCACGGTGCTGGGGCGCAGCAAGTGCGCCGACCTGGTGGACTGCTCGGCCGAGTGGCCTGGCAACCAGATCGCCGGCGCGTCGGTGCTCGAGGTCGCACGCAAGCTGGCGGCGCCATACGACATCGAGGTCGACGCACCGGCCGGCCTGGAGGGCTTCACGATCCCGGTCTTCAGCCTCATGTTCGGCGAGACGCCGTTCGACATCATCGAGCGCCTCTGCCGCTACAGCCAACTTCTGGCGTACGACGATCAGTTCGGCAACCTGCTGCTGACTCGCGCGTCGCGCACCGACCGTGCTGCGTCCGGCTTCCGCGAAGGGTTCAACGTGCAGCGCGCGTCCGCGGTGCTCTCGCAGTGCGACCGCTTCAGCGAGTACCGCTGCTACCCGAACGCCTTCAACACCGTCCAGGAGCTCGGCGACGCGGGCTTCCTCGTGTCGTCGCAGACCGACGCAGGGGTGAAGCGGCACCGCATGAAGGTCTTGATCTCCGACGGCACGGGGCTGGGCGGTCAGGACGTCGCCAAGACGCGTGCGGGCTGGGAGGCCTACCGTCGATGGGGTCGCTCCGCGACCGTGCGCGTGACAACGGATGCCTGGCGTGACAAGGCCGGCGCGCTGTACGAGCCCAACACGCTGGTTCCGGTGGATCTGCCATCGTTGAAGGTCTCGAACAAGCTGTGGACGATCAGCGAGGTGACCTACCGCAAGGGCGAGCAGGGAACCCTGTGCGATCTGGTGCTCATGCCGCCGGAGGCCTTCGACGTCGTGCCCGAGGCACTGCAGACGGGTGGGCCGGTCGAGCTCGCTTCGCTGCCGTCGGGCCTGGGGGCACGATGAACGGCGACGCCATCCGCAGGCTCTGGCATCGGCTGCAGGCCATCGTGGCGCGCGTGCGCATGCTGCTGTTCGATGACAGCGGCCCGGTGCAACTGGTGCAGGTCCGGATCATCGGCGACGAGATCAAGGACAAGGTGCCGCGCCTGGCGGAGTACGGCTTCGTCTCAATGCCGCCGGCCGACGCGGACGCGGTCGTGCTGTTCCTCGCCGGCGAGCGCTCGAGCGGCGTCATCATCGCCACGAACCACCAGACGTTCCGCATGCGCAACCTCGCGACCGGCGAGGTGGCCATCCACGACGACAAGGGCCGGTTCGTGCTGCTGGGCGCCAGCGGCATCCACGTGCAGGGCAACGCCGACCCGATCCTGGTCGAGACCACGGGCACGATCACCGCGAACGCCGGCGGCGACATCGACGCGACCTCGAGCGGCGGCTCGATCAACCTGCATGCGGCGGCCGAGATCCACCTGCAGGCTGGCACGCTGGTGAAGATTGAGGCTCCGGATGTCCAGATCGGCGCCGGCTCGATGGAGGTCACCGCGGACACGGTCGACATCGACGGAGTCACCACGGTCGTGGGCGCAACGACGTTGAACGGCGTCACGGCGATCAACGGCGCAACGACCATCACCGGCGCGACCGCGATCGATGGTCCGCTCACGAACAACGGCCACGCCGCAGGCAACACGCACACGCACCCGCCTGGCAGCTTCCACGCCGGCGGCACCGCGATCACGGGAACCTCGGGAACCCCGACATGAGCGACATCACGACGATCTGGAACGGCACGCACGGCGACTGGCAGTTGGTAGGCGCGGATCTCGGCTCGGGCGCCGACCTCGCCACCTCGGTGCTGATCTCGCTGTTCACCGACCGTGCGGCCTTCCCCGACGACGTCATCCCCGACGGCTCGACGGATCCGCGTGGCTGGTGGGGCGACGACCCGACGAGCGTGCTGATCGGATCGCGGCTGTGGCTGATCTTCCGCAGCAAGCTCACGCAGGACACAGTCGGCAGTGCCCAAAATTACGCGGAGGAGGCCCTGCAATGGATGGTGGACGATGGCGCCGTCGCTGGCTTCGACGTCTTCGTCGAAAGGCAAGGGCAGAGCCTGCTCGCGATGCGCGTGACGCTCTTCAAGAACGACGGGACGAAGGAGACGCTCGCATTCGCGTGGGTCTGGAACGGAGTGAGCTGAAATGCCGTACTCGCGCAAGACGTTGACCCAGCTGCGCCAGCAGGTCGCGCAGGACATCGCCTCGGCGCTGCCCGGCTCCGACCCGCTGCTGCGCTTCGCGAACCTCACCATCCTCGGCGTGGTGCAGGCCGGCCTGGCGCACCTGCACAACGGCTACCTCGACTACATCGCGCAGCAGGCCGTGCCGTTCACGGCGACCGACGAGTACCTCGAGGCCTGGGGCGCGCTGAAGGGCGTGTTCCGCATCGCTGCGTCGCAGGCCTCCGGCACCGTGCGCTTCACCGGCACGAACGGCGTCGAGATCCCGGCCGGCACGCCGCTGGTGCGCGGCGACGGCCAGAAGTACACCACGACGGCCGCCGGGACCATCGCAAGCGGCGAAGTCATCGTGCCGGCGCTGGCCGACGCGGATCCGGCGGGCCAGCTCGGCGCGGCCGGTGATGCTGACGCGAACACCGTTCTCACGCTGGGAGTCTCGATCGCGGGGGTGAACTCCAACGGCGCCGCGGCCACGAACTTCGTGGGCGGCGCCGACATCGAGAAGGACCCGGCGCTGCGCGCGCGCATGCTGCTGGCGTTCCAGAGCCCGGCCCACGGCGGCTCGCAGGCCGACTACGTCGCGTGGGCGCTCGCCGTGCCCGGCGTGACGCGCGCCTGGTGCGTGCCCAACGCGTTCGGCTCCGGCACCGTGGGCGTCTACGTCATGTTCGACAGCGTCGAGGCGGCGCACGGCGGCTTCCCGCAGGGCACGAACGGCGTGTCGCACCTGGACGTCGGGCCCACGGGCGGCCCGCGCGACACCGTGGCCACGGGCGACCAGCTCACCGTCGCCGATGCGATCTGGCCTCTGCAGCCCGTCACCGCGCTGGTGTACGTGCTCGCGCCGGGCCAGTCGGTCGTCAACTTCACCATCGACGGCATCGCCGGCGCCTCGAGCGACACCAAGGCCGCGATCGCCGCCGCGATCGATTCGGTGCTGCTGCAGTACGCGCAGATCACGGGATCGGCAACGCAGGTCGACATCAGCTACGTCAACTCGGCCATCGCCGCGATCGCAGGCACCTCGGGCTTCGTGATCAGCAGCCCGGCCGGCAACATCGTCACCGCCCGCGGCTTCCTGCCGGTGCGCGGCACGGTCACCTACGCCTGACGATGGCCGCTCCGCTGTTCACCGTCGACGACTACGTCCGCGCGCTGCAGGCGCTGTTGCCGCGCGGGCCGGCGTGGCCGCGCGACGCCGACGCGACGCTGACGAAGGTGCTGCGCGGCCTGGCCGGGATCTACGCCTACACAAACCAGCGCGCGAACAACCTGCTGGTGGTTGCCTTCCCGACCACCGTCGATGACATGCTGCCCGAGTGGAACGCGACGCTCGGGCTGCCGGGCCTCACCGGCTACTCGGGCACGGACCTGCCGACGCAGCGCGCGCAGGTGGTGGCCGCGCTGACCGACACGGGTGGCCAGTCGGCCGCCTACTTCATCGAGCTCGCCGCCGCCTTCGGCTTGACGATCCGCATCAACGGCTACCGGCCGTTCCGCGCGAACGACCGCGTCAACGACCCGATCTACGGCAAGGCCTGGGGGCACGTGTGGCGAGTGTTCGGCGTCTACGAGGGCGACTACCAGCCGCTGGTGATCCTGTTCCGCCTCTACAAGCCGGCCCACACGACCGTGCTGTTCGACGTGCCGCTGGGCGACCTGCTGCTCGAGGACGGCCTGACCTTCCTGCTGACCGAAGACGGTCGCACCATCGCAACGGAGTAGCCCCCATGGACATGATCTTCGAGGACGACGTCGCGGGCACCGCGCCGGCGCTCCCTTCCAGCCCAGCGGCGGGCTTCCCGACCGACGGCGACCTGACGACGGGCCGGCCGGCGACGGTGATCGGGGCCTACTGGTTCTACATGATCACGCAGGAGCTGCTCGCGTTGGTGGTGGGCGCCGGCCTGACGCCCAGCGGCGGCGTGCTGACCCAGGTCTATGCGGCGGTCACCAACATCGCCACGGGCCTGGCCAACGCCGCCCAGGCCGCGGCGATCGCCGCCGCGACGACGCTGGCCAACGCCGCGCAGACGGCCGCGCAAAACACGGTGCTGGGCTGGTTCACGGGCTCGAACCAGGGCACCGGGACGAACGGCTACCAGAAGCTGCCCGGCGGCCGAATCATGCAGGAGTGCGACGTCTTCGTCGCCGGCGCTGCTCACACCTCGGTCACGGTGACTTACCCGGTCGCGATGTCGTCGAGCAAGGTGCCCCTGGTGTCCATCGTCGACCCGAGTGAATCGGCGCTCGCGGGCAACTTCCTCGGCCTGTCGGTGCTCTCGTCCTCCAACACCGGCTGCGTCGTCGCGCTCGACGCCAACGGCGGGGGCACCCGCGACGTAACGCTGCACGTCGAGGTCGTCGGCCGTCCCTGAAGGATTCCCCATGACGAAGTTCTATTCCCCCAGCACCGGCGGCTTCTACGCCTCCGAGATCCACGGCAAGGCCGTGCCCGCCGACGCCGTCGAGATCAGCGACAAGCTGTACGAGGGCTTGTTCGCAGCGCAGGCGCAGGGCCAGGTGATCGTCGCGGATGCGGATGGCAAGCCCGTCGCGCGCCCGCGGCCCGCGCCAACACCGGCGCAGTCGGCGACGCTGCTGTCCCAGGCCCTGCAGGCACACGTGGACGGCGCGGCGCGCGCGCTCGGCTACGACAGCGCGGTGGCGGCGATCAGCTACGCCGACGAGCCCAGCGTGCCGAAGTACCAGGCCGAAGCGCTCGCGCTGCGCGCGTGGCGCTCGCAGGTGTGGGCGGCTGCGGAGCCGCTGCTCGCGGCCGTCGCTGGCGGCGGTGCGGTGCCCGCGGCTGCCGACTTCATCACGTCGCTGCCGAAGTTCACGCCGCCGACGCCTTGACCGCGCTGTAGCACGAGGCCGCATTCAAGCGGCCGTCGATACCCTCGAGGGCATGCTTTCCACGCCCGCCGCAGCCTTCCGACGCACCGTCATCGCCCTTGCACTCGCGCTGGGCGCGGGCGCTGCCAGTGCCGATCTCCCGGCCAGCCGCGACGACCTCGAAATCACAGCGCGGACGGCGGTGTACATCGTGGGACTCTCGCTGCTCGGCGGCCTCGTGTCGTGGATCCAGAAAGTGCGGTCGAACAAGATCCCACCCTGGAGCCTTCTCTACCTGGTCGGCGAGCTGTGCATCAGCGCCTTCGCCGGCTTCCTGTGCTACCTGCTCTGTGACTCGGCGGGCCTGAGCACGAAATTCACCATGTGCCTGGTCGGCGTCGCCGGCCACATGGGCGCCCGCGCGATCAAGGCCTTCGAGACGATGGCCGAGCGCAAGTGGGGCGCCGCCTTCGGGGCCAACCAGGAGCCGAAGGCGTGAGAACGACCGACCCAGCGCCAGAGCCCTGGCAGCCGCTGGGCGAGCGCGTGACGCGCCGTGCGCCAGCCGCGCCAGCGCCTTCCCCCGTCCCCGTTGCCCCGGGTGTCGTGCGCGACCCCGACGGCAAGTTCCGCACGAACCTGCCTCTCCCGAAAGG